CTGGCGTTTATTCTATTCTGATGATAAACTCCTCACTTATGAGAAGGAGCTCACATATATGGTGGCGGCAGCACCGCTCATAGAACTGAATACCTGGGATGAAATGGACTGTACAATACAGGAATTCGAACTGAGATTGGATAATATATTCCTAATGACGCAAGAGATGATAAAAGGGGCACCGCATGGTTCATACAGAAATGTATTGAATGGAAAACTCTTAGCACTCCAGAAGGTTAAGACCAAATTAATGATAAGTAAACGTAATACTACAATGAGGGTTAAACCTTTTAGTTTACTTTTATTTGGCAAAACTGGAGTTGGCAAGTCAACCATGTTAGATTACTTAATCAATTATTTGTCGAAGTACAATGGCTTCCCAGTGGGACCAGAATATAAGTGTACTCTCAATCCAAGTGATCAATATGATTCAAGTTACCATTCAACAGCTATATCTGTTATTATGGATGATATTGCTAATGCCACACCACAAGCTACAACTGGCAATCCTTGTCTAAAGATCATAGATTTTATCAACAATGATCCAAAGGATGCACTCAAAGCTGATGTAGATTCTAAAGGTAATGTCAAAATACAACCAAAATTTGTGTTTGGCACAACTAATAAGAAATCTTTGGATGCTTATGTGTATTCTAATGAGCCTGCATCAATCAGTAGGCGGTTTGACTATACCATAACGGTTAAAGTTAGACCTGAATATAGACGAGATGATTGTGAACAAATAGATGGAGCAAAAATACCGCAAGGTGTTACTCCTGATGTGTGGTTATTTACAGTGGAAATTGTCATCCCAATACCTAATGAAGCTGGTGGACCTGACACTATATCTTACAAAATAGTGTCTCATAATGGACAATTATTACAAAATATAGGTTTGGGTACTTTATTGGATTTCCTGGGGAGAAAATCCAAAGACCATTTTGATATCCAACACAATATGCTCAGAGGTATATCTGATATTCAGAAAAAGCCGATGTGTATAGTGTGTGGTAATTATCCAGATCTATGTGGACATAACCAATTAGTTCATCAAGTGGAAGATAAAAACGTTCCATGGAGATTTATTCCTAAGAGTTGGAGTGAACCACCACCACCACCACAACCTCAATTTTGGTATCATAAAGCCATTGATAATTTTGATGATTTCATTGCCGATATACCTTATTTCCCAGGACTTCTAATAGGAATGGGGAGAAGGCAATCAAAGTTAGCCTACCAAGGCTATAAATTTGCAACTAAAGCAGTGTGGTCTCAGAACAAATTAGTGGGAGCATGTTTGATTATACCTGTTGTGATTATCTATATTTTCATCATGATATTTGTATCTCCTTTTTATTATGCACCGTGTTTGGGTGTTATGGGAATTATGGCACTTGACGACAAACTGTCAATTGTGGCTGATTCTCTTACAAGGAAAGCTAAGCGCACATGTTTAGTGAAGATGAG